TTTGTCAATGCTGGCTTTGCAAAGAGATTGACAGAGGCAAGTAAAATTTATATCAATTTTAGGGAGGATTGGTATTCGCCATACCCTGCACTGGACAAGGGCAAAGTAAAATCAAAGGAAATGGAATGAGCAAAAAGAATGAAACAATTTATCTTGAACGGGAACCTCCCACTCAGAGAGACATAGATTATCTTGAAAGGGACTGCGGGCAATCCCTAGCAGAACAGGCGAAGCTAATAGCTGATACAATAGAAAAAGCAACGCTTGATTCAATCCTAGACAAACAATCAAAGGAGGCAGAACGAGCATGTTAATAGAACACGATTGCAATATTGAAGCAAGCGCATTTGAACCGCCGAAAGGTTGTTTGCAGTGGAAAATACGAGAAAGACGTGAGTGTTTCCCAGTTGCATATTTGAGGTTTAAAGACCGCACAGAATCAAGGATGTTAAGCTTTAATGGAGGCGGCGTCTTAGTGGCACGAGACGATGATATTTTGGGAATCAATCACAACCAAAAGAAGCCGCAAAAAACACCACCAACATTTACAGAAGAACAAAAGCAGGCTATTAAACGTATCGCGCTAGACGCAATTAGAGAATCAAGACAAAGAGGAGTAAGGCTTTAATCATGAAAACAAAAATGAATAGAAAACAATTTATAAAGGGATTGCTTGCCGTGCCGCTTGCTGGACTTGCTGCGGTCAAGACGTTTTCGAAGAAGCCTAAGCTGGAAACAACGCGGACTTTTAACTGGCACGAAGTTAATGGGATTATGCCGCCGCGACAGCCGCCGTTTACAGAAAAAGAATCCGAAGCCATTTACAAAGAGATGCGGGCCGGAGCCATGCAGTCAATTAGAGATGCACGGCGACACGGAATGAGGCTTTAACAAATGACTGAGCGCGAAAAATACGATACCATTTACCGTCTCCAAAAATACGGGGAGGATTATGAGGATTACGGCAACACCAATCACGGACGATTTATGATGGATTCAATTGCGTCTGATGATAAAATCAAGAGCATTTTAGACGTTGGCTGCGGGCACAATCAATTCATCGAGATCCTGAGAATGGGAGGCAAGGCAGGAACCGGAATAGATTTTGCTTGTCCTGGCGCTGACTATATAATGGACGTGCTTGAACTGAAAGACAAGTTTGAGAAAAAGCAGTTTGATATGGTTACATCATTTGACACGCTGGAACACCTATTGCCAGAACAAATCAACGACGCGCTAAAAAACATTAAATGGTGTGGCAAAAGATTTGCTTTTTCTATTGCATTTAAAGATTCAATGTATAGATGTAACGGAGAGTCATTGCACCCGACAGTTAAATCAAGGGCATGGTGGATCAGTAAGATTCAAGAGCACGGCGGAATTGTTAGGGAAAAGGGCAGAATATATTTAACAGGACGATGGAAATTATGAGCAAACACTTAAATTTTGATTATATGGAGGCGCAGGTAAGATGCGGCGAGCTAAGACACGCGCAGGAAGTCATGGCTGAGTTAGGGATAACATATCAACATTCAACGCCACAATCATTAGGGGATTGTTGGTGGTTTTGGAATTGTGAAAACATACCAGAAAAATTACCTAAATTTATTACAGTATTTGACCGCGACCCGATGAAATATATCCATTGGGGTCTCAGCAAAGAAGACGCTGAAAAAATAAGAGATTACAAATCAATTAAATAATTTAATGCGGGTTAGTTCAGTGGTAGAACGCCAGAATCATAATCTGGAGGTCGTCGGTTCGAATCCGACACCCGCACCACTTTCAAGTTAAACAAAGGCGAGACAATGGAACAGACAAAAGAGAAGCCGATGACGGCAGAAGAAACGCTTGCGGCAGTTAAAGACGAGCCAAAGATGCAAACGCTAGATTATCCGGCAACGGACGGAACCTATGATCCGGACCGCGAATTATCAAACCCAGTGTTGGTGAATAATTTCGGGTTGAAGCAGAAGCGCAAAACCAACAAGCTCGAACGACAACGCAGAAAGGCAAACAGGCGGGGGTGAAAGGAATTCGACGGCAACTCTCTGGAATTTCCGGACAGTTGAACGGATGAGGCTTCGATGCCTCCACCTCCACCAATTTTTAAAGGCGAAATAATGGCACGTAAAAAAAACAGAGACAAAGAAGGAATGGGTTCTGACGAGCAACATATGATTGAAAACATGCTGGAAACAGACCGCTCACTTCCGGAAATATCAAAATTAACTGGCCGCTCAATATATTACCTTAATGAATACTTGCGCGGTGCGATTACAACATTTCTAAAAGCCGATCGAAACCGGGCAAACGTCGAAAAGGCAGAGGAACAAATAGAGGGGCAGGAAACAATGACGGTCGAATCATTCCCCGTTGCCCTGATGAGCGCTGGCTTGATCTACAGGGAGCTTGGACAACACTTGCATAAGACAGCCTTGCTTTGGGACGAAAAGCAGGTCACGGCTCAAATCATGTTTGAGACATTGCGAGAAAACGACATAATAAAAGAGTGCAAAGATAAGATAACTTTGTCGAGTATCGCCGGGGCATTGATTAAAAGATTCGTTGTATTTGAACGTGAAGCAGAGGCCGATCCCGTTGACCCCACAGAATAATATGGCTAAATTATCAAACATGCTGACCCGCGATGAAGTGCTAAACAACGAGCACTTGCTTGACTGGGCACGAAAGCTCATAGAAGAGATCCAGGCATCAAAGCAATTTGCAAAAGTATCATTTCACTTCGAGAATGGGATATTGCAGCGAGCGATAAAAGAAGAGTCACACAAACCGCCGACGAGAAATAGATAAAAATAAGTGTTGACATGCCGATTTAATTTTGGCAATATTTAATCATTCAATAATTCACCCAGAGAAACAAGCCAATGCGGTCGATTTATAAAGCGACTTAACAAAAAACACAGTTTAATTTATTTGCCCCGTCGTAATGATCGGGGCTTTTTTATGCCAAAATCTGGTGAAGAATAACATTATTTGCATTTTTATTAAAATAAGTGTTGACACTTGGTAAATTATGCCGCAATTTGGCAGACAGTTATAGGTATCCGACGAGAGGAGCCAACAACTTAAACGAGTATGTTGGTCAATTAATCTCAGGATACTAAATGCCAGAAAAAAATCTTCTTAGCTTTACCGTAAATCTAAATACGGCCCTTACTCGATTTGAGACTTTCGAGGGAAAAGAGCACATTGTCGCCCCAATGGTTATGATAACCGAGGGCGTTCACAATGGAAGCCAAGGCCCAATCTTTTATTCAACGGCAGAGCTTGAAAACTCTGTTCCAATTTGGAACCACAAGCCGGTTGTAGTTTATCACCCAGAGATCAATGGTCAGGGTGTATCTGCTTGTGACCCCGATATTTTAGCAACCTATAAAATAGGCTACATTTTTCATACTCGTGTGGAAGATGGCAAACTAAAAGCGGAAGCTTGGCTTGACCCTGATCGTGTTGCTGAGGTAGACGACAGGGTTGGAGCCGCCATCGCCACTAATACAATGATGGAGTTGTCCACGGGTGTATTTACGGAGCAGGAAGAGGCCGAAGAGGGCGCGGTATGGAACGAAGAATCCTACACAGCCATTGCCCGCAATCTCGGACCAGACCATCTAGCTATTTTGCCCGATAAGATTGGCGCTTGTTCTATTAAAGACGGCGCGGGTCTGATGAGAAATCAAAGCGAAAGTGTTTCTCAGATAAAAGACAGCTCTGTTAAAAGGACCATCAGGCAAATTCTCGAAAACGAGCTTTCCCACGGAACGATTCAAGAGGAATTAAGTAACCAGTTAAGAGCGCGATTTTTGCCCGCTGTTCAAGATGGTTGGGTTTGGGTCAATGAAGCCTTTGACGATTTCGTGATTTACGAGATCGAACCAAATGGCGGCCCGACAAAGCTTTTTAAACTGTCATACTCAAAAACAGAAACGGCAGTAACGCTCGGTGATGAAGAGCCGGTTGAAGTGGTTCGCGTGATAGAATTTAGGACAAAGGATGGAATATTTGTTGGGAGCCAGGAAAAAGCTCAAACTCCCTCGCTAAAAGTAAATGAAAACAAAGGAATCAAAATGAAAGAAATCATTGATGCCCTGATCTCCAACGCAAAAACTCATTGGTCTGAAGAAGACCGTGTAACGCTTGAAGGATTGGATGAGGGGACTTTAAACAAAATGGGGCCGGTCGAAATCGTTGAACCTGAACCTGTTGTTGTAGAACCCGTAAAAAACGACAAGCCGCAGACGATGGATGAATATATCGCCGCCGCGCCGGAAGGCGTTCGCGAGGTTCTCGTGCTGTCCGTAAATGACCACAAGGCCAACAAGGCTCGATTGGTCAAGGAAATTACCGACAACGAAAAGAACACTCTCGCTCAGGACGTTCTCGAAAACATGGGAATTGACGTGCTCAAGAGCATTGCCGAATTGGCCCAAAAAGAAGGAACGACTAATAACGATGTTTCCTTTGCCGGAAATCTTGATGGCGCAAGCGCAGGTGAAGCGCCCAAGCCTCTTCATTCTCATGGTTGGGATGAAGCCTGACAATAACAACAATTTAAAACTAGAAAGGTTTAAAAATGTCAAATACAATTATTCTCGTATCCCCTTCGGGGCGACAAGATGAGATTACCGCCGGCGGAGCAATTTCCCCCGGAGACCTGATCGAACTCGACAGCTCGGGTGAAGTCGTTGTCCATTCTACTGAGGGCGGATATGCTGAACGCATGTTTGCCGTAGAGGATGCACTTCAGGGCAATACAATTGATGATGCGTATGCAGAAGACGCACTTGTAACGCTCCAACATTGTGTTCCCGGCGATGAGGTTTTCGCCTACATCAAGGCTGGTGAATCTATCGCCGTAGCAGACAAACTCATTTCCGGAGGAGATGGCACACTTATTGAGGACTCGTCCGCAGCGTCGGCAACAACGGTTAGACAAATAATCGCTGTTGCTGTTGATGCTAAAGACTTGTCGGCCTCTGGCGCAGTTGATACCCGCACGCGGGTTCGTCTGTTGTAACCCATTTAACAATATAAGGAGAAACAAAAAATGGATTTTATATATAACGGACAATCAAGCGGAAACGTAGGGGCTGCACTTATGCAAGCCGACTTTGATATTGGTGTTATGCGACCTTTTGTAGACAACGGAAAGTCGTGGATCACGATTAACGATGGCGGGGTAGATAAGGTTATTCGAACAAATGCCACTGCCACTCTTCGCTATGAAGACTGGAAACAACTTGATGCGGCTATCGTAAAAGCGGCCAAAGAAAGACTTCGACTCGTTCAGGATATTCGCGGCGCTGGTCTTACCTTTAACATTCCTAACGGGATGGGCAAGACCGTTCTCGCAACAGAAACACAGGGCGATATTTCAGATGCCTCGATCAGTATGGATGGCCTTCGCGCAAATGACCGCGACCGTCCAGAATTCGAGATTACGAATTTACCCCTTCCAATCACGCATAAGGATTTCTCGTATTCTATGCGACAGGTTAAGACCTCGCGGAATGGCGGAAGCCCCCTTGATACGACTACCGCTGAATTGGCGGCGCGTCAAGTGGCCGAAAGCATGGAGAAATTAACGCTTGGAACGCTTGACTCTTATACCTATGCCGGGGGCACTGTTTATGGTCTTCGCAACTTCTCGGATCGAAGCACTAAGTCAATGACATTGCCAACGTCTTCGGGATACACCCCAGCAAATACGGTCACGGAAGTTCTGGATATGCGGAACACGTCTTATGACGCGAAGCATTACGGCCCGTTCCATCTCTATACTTCACCCAATTGGGATGTGTATATGGACGGCGATTACTCGACTGCAAAGGGCGACAATACCCTGCGCGAACGTCTCTTGAAAATTGAAAATATCAAGGCCGTTACAACTCTTGATTATCTGACTGGGTATCAAGCGATTCTTGTTCAGATGACCTCTGATGTTATTCGAATGGTGGTTGGAATGGAAATTTCGACTGTCCAGTGGGACACCGACGGCGGCTTCAAGCAGAACTTCAAGGTTTTAGGAATTATCGTTCCTCAGCTTCGCGCTGACTTCAATTCCAATACCGGAATCGTTCACGGCACGGCTACCTAATAGCAAGGTCGAAAGCAAACAATATTGAAAACACATGAGGCGGGCGGTTGACCCTTCCGCCCGCCTCATTTCGATAAGGGTCACGAGGAAAGGCAAAACAATGAAGAGGAAATTTGAGGTTTTAACAGGCGGCAGTTATGAAGACGAGCATAAACGGAAGTTTAAAAAAGGCTCGGTTGTAGAAACGACGAAAGACCTGGTTGGTTTATTCCCGAATGCGTTTAAGGAAGTTTTAACGTATCCGGCGGTGACGGCATCTGCTCCAGTCGAAGAAGACGAAGCGCCGAAAGACAAAGAAGCGCCGACACCCCCAGACGATCCGGGCGAAACAGATCCGCCGGTTGAAACTGACAAGGGCGTGGAAAAGACAGAGGATTTTCCAAAAGCGAAAGAACAGGGATTTAAAGTGTTCAGCCGGGGCCGCAATCAATACTTTGTTGTTGATGAGGATGGCGACGTGAACAAAGAGCCACTAGGCAAAAAAGACGTAATACCATTTATTGATAAGGAGGACTAAAAATGAACGATGGCCGGTGGTGGAATCCTGATCCAATCTGGAATGGCAAGGATGTCTTCATAATTGGCGGCGGTCCTTCTCTAAAAGGCTTTGATTTCTCTTTATTAAAAGACAAGAGGACAATTGGCTGCAATACGGCGTTCACCCTTGGCCCTGATATTTGCGATGTTTGTGTTTTTGTTGATACGGGATGGTTCGAATTTTGGCATGATGATTTAGCCAAATTTCCAAACACGATTGTTACCAATCACAACAAGCCGAGTTTTAAAAAGGTCAGCTGGTTAAAGGTTATGGCCCGTGAGCAATCCGGACTTCATAAGCACGCCCTCGGATACGGCGGCAACTGCGGATGTGTAGCGATTAACCTTGCTCTGATATTAGGCGCAAAGCGCGTTTTGCTATTAGGCGTTGATTGCAACGTAGGGTTTAACGGAGAACCAAACTGGCACCCGCATTTAATTACAAAGTCAACTGGCCCGACTTACTACGACGAAGTCTATGGACGATTCAAAGACGGGTACCAAAAAATAGCACACGACTTGCCGAATGTGTTTCCTGGAAGTGAGATCATAAACCTTAATCCGGATTCAGAATTAGAGGCATTCAAAAAGGCACCAATAGGAGAATTTTTACCATCAACAATTTTAGAGAAAGTGTCAGCATGAGTAGGGAAAACATAAGATTTTATTCATCCATTATAGCCACGGGTTTAATGATTATATTGGCTCCGTTGTATGCGTGGTCTTTAACTAGAACAGTTGACCACGGCGAAAGAATCACGGCGATTGAGGCCGTTTCTGGAATGCCGGACAAGGCACCGCAATGGCTCATTGATGAATTCAAAGAAGTTAAAAAACAACTTAATTCTGTTCAAGTAGAAATAGCGAAAATAAATACACGCGCTGAATCTAACGACGAGAATAAAAACTAATGGCACGAACAACATCAGCGGCGGTCGGGTTAATTATAGAGGTTGATTCAACTATTTCGGTCACTCCATTTATCGAGGTGGCAAACGCACTCGTAACGGAACTGGCGGCGGCTGTATCGACCACGTATAGCGCCGCAAGGCTTGAACTGATTGAACGCTGGCTATCTGCCCACTTTTACACTGAAAGAGATCCTAGGGCCGTTGACGAAAAGGCCGGGTCCGTTGCAGTTACGAATCAGAGCCGGGTCGATCTTGGATTTGATAATTCGCACTACGGGCAAATGGCAATGAGGCTCGACACACAAGGATGGCTCGCAGAACTCAACGAAGCGACAAAGCGAGGAAGCCAACGGACGGCGGGAATCACATATTTAGGAACGCTTACGACAGATCAGGAAACCGCACTTGAGGAGGATGATTAATGAGCCTGATAACGCGAATGATGAAACAAGCGGGGGTTTGGTGGAAACAGAAAGACACCAATGACGACGGCTCGCCTGTATTTGAAAGCCCTATTCAAATTGAATGTCGGTGGGAAGATATTCATGAGGAGTTTATTGACGCAAAAGGAGACAAGAAAATGTCCGATTCGGTTGTTTACGTCGATCGTGATATGACGGTTGGCGACGTTTTACTATTAGGAACACTGACATGGCAACACAGACGATCCAATCCGCTTGAGCTTGCCGGGGCATACGAAGTTAAGAACTGGGAAAAATTACCAAACTTGCGAAACACAGAATATTTAAGAACAGCGATTTTATAATGGCATTAATAACCAAAGTTACGGGAGTGAAAAGCGTATTGAGAAACCTTAGAGCGGTTGATCTGGCTTCGCGTTCCCGTGTCGGAATTGGTTTGAAGAAAGCCGGATTGCACATTCAACGAAAGGCACAGCAATTAACGCCTGTTAAAGAGGGACTTCTCCGCAACTCGGCATTTACCCGCGCTTTTGGATCTGGCGACAAGACGCAAGTGTATGTCGGATTCACTAAAAAATATGCTGTATTTGTGCATGAAGTTCCAGCGCGGCACAAGGGCAAAACAAGAGATAAGTTTCTTGAAATTCCGTTGAAGGAAGAGCAAGGCGAAGTTCTAAACATAATTGGCCAGGAGGTTTCAATAAGATGAGTTTAGATCCCAGCAAAATTGCCCGCCAGATTCTAATTGACGATAGCATTGTTACCCTTCGATCAAGTGACGAGGATTGGCCGTGCTTTACTACGCGCGTCCCAAATAGGGATAACGTCCCCAATGATACACTAGCGATCATCAATACAACCGGAATCAAGCAAGGTCGATTAATGGGCAGCACTACCTTGATGAAAAGAGGATTTCAGGTGCTTCTTTATTCGAGTGAGTATGATGACGGTTGGGATAAAATGACAGAGATCCAGGAGTCATATGATACAATTAACCGAACGACCGTAACATTTGATTCAGTTGATTATCTCGTGCAGGTTGTTGTCAGGTTTTCGGATATTATTCCAGTCGGACAAGAAGAGGACGGAAAGCGCCGTGAAATATTCTCACAAAACTTTTTAATGGAGGTGCAAACAGCATGAACACCGCACCCTTAATCGCTAAGAATAAAGTTTTTAAGCTAACTGGCTTTCAGGTCGGGCAAGTTCTAATCCGTGACGGTTGGAACAGAAACGCCTTTGAGGGTATATCCAATCGCTGGTTTACTGCGGATCGTGATTACGTGCTGCCTAGTGATACATTTGTTCAAAGAAAATTCTGGTTATGGTGGGCGCGAAATTTAGCACACAGGCTCGGAATAGCATTCAAGGAAATATATAAGCTTCATGTATCGGATTGTGATAATTTCGCAGAAGACTTTCATTCAAACATACAACTTACATCGAGGGTCGGCGGATTTGTAAGTGCGGTTGCTTCATGGTGGTTCTGGTATCCATCCAAAGTCGGCAAACATGCAATAGACGGATATTGCACGGTCCGCGATTCCAAACAAATATCAGTAAAAGAATTTAATGACAACTGGTTAGACATAACCATTGCAAGATACATCGAACCCCAAAACGGGAAACTATTATGCTTAAAACAATCAGAAAAACGGCTGGACTTGGGCGTTTTATAATCTCGACAATTATAATCATCACATTGATTGCAATACCATTTGTTATGATGGGATGTGTATCGACGGACGATGGTATTCCCGCACTTCAACCGGCGGTGATAATACTGGCTGACATTGACTTTGGAGCACTCCTTACAAATGAAGCTTTCTGGGTTGGCCTTGTCGCGTTTGTATCGGCATTGATTAAAATATGGCACAGTGAAAACAAGTCATCTAAACGAGACAAAATAATTGAAACGCTGGTTGTAACGAATCAGGCATTGATGAAACACCCGCAATACTCAGCCGCCGAAGATACGGTTAAACAATTCTTGTTTGAGGCACAGCAAGAAATGGGGAACCACCCAGAGGTTCATAAGTTCATAAAGAGATTTCAGAACACAGAAAAGGCGGGCGAGGTTGTCACGAAGATGACCAAACCGCCATATGGAATAAACAACATATAATTTAACTAAGATAGACAAAAACTACCATAGAAAGGAAATAAAAAAATGTCAGTATTACAAGACGGATTTAGCACTACAATAGCACTTGGGGAAGCACCATCGGGCGGAGTGACCTTTTACGAAATTGGGGTTACGACTCCACCGCTTGAGGGCGGCGGCGCTGTTGAACAAACAACAATGAGAAACACCGCATACCGGACGCGAGCGCCTAAAACGCTAAAGGATCTTGGGCCTATGACGCTAACTGTGGCTTATGACCCGGTGACGTATGATGACGTTCAAGATATGCTCAATGTGGTCCAACAGATTACCGTTACCGAACCGGATGCTTCAACATTTGTTTTCTGGGGATGGATCGACGCATTCACTCCGGGCGAAAATGCAGAAGGCGAGCGGCCTACTGCTGAATTGACGATCATTCCGGGCAACTTGAATGGGTCTGATGTTGAAACGGCTCCTGTTTATTCTGCTTAATCAATAAATCTTCATAACAAAAAAATAAAGGAAAGCAAACATGAAGAAATTCACACTAGAATTAAAGAGCGAAGAAGTTGAAATCGGCGATGAAGTTTACGTCATTAAAGAGCTGAACGGAAGGCAGCGAGACTTTCACGCAAATACATTGGGAAAGAGAGCTATATTAAACGATAAAGGCAAAATTATTGGGATGAAAGAGTATGGAGGCGAGTCAGCAAACCTGCTTTCGCTTACTATGACCAAAGAGGACAAGCCCGTTTTGTTAGCCACTATCCAGAAATGGCCCTCTCAGGTGATTGCGGATCTCGCTGTAATAGCAAAGAAGCTTTCGGGCCTCGAAGACGAGCCAGAAGAAGAAGTAAAAAACGACTGAAGGGGGAGAGGTTAAGCTGGTTTCAACTTGCCTCATTCCTCCGTATGTCTTTGCAGAGATGCCAGATAGAAACAACTAGCTCTGAGTTTGTTGATTGGTGCTATTATTTACAATACATAGAGCCAAACCAGCACGGGAAGCTTGAACATGGATTAGCAAAGATAGCAGCAGAGGTTCATAGAACGCGGGTTAAGAAACCGAACAAAGTAACAGAGGAAGAAAAGCTTATAAAATTCAAAATACCAGAAACAAAAACTAATCAAATGTCATATGAGGACAGGCTTGCACGATCAAAAGCCTTTTGGTCCGCTGGCATAGGAATTAATATAAAATAATGCCAGGTGTATTTTCAGTTGGAACAATTGTAGCAAATCTTCACGCGAATACGACCAGCTATATTCGCGGGATGAACCGCGTTGACCTTACAACAAAGGCCACGATGGCCCGCGTATCGAGGACCGTTGTTAGCTCGATGAAGGTTGTCTCTGTTGCGATGGCCGCAGTTGGCGTTGCTGCCATTAAGGTAGCCTCCGACTTTGAAACATCGTTTACCGGAGTGCGTAAAACCGTTGATGCAACCGAGGGAGAATTTGCACGATTAGAGGCTTCATTCAGGCAGTTATCAAAAGAGATTCCGGCGTCTATTAATGAGATCAATAGAGTTGGGGAAGCCGCCGGGCAACTTGGCATCAAGAAAGAAAATATTGTCGCTTTCACAAAGACAATGCTCGATTTGGGCGTTGCAACTAACCTTTCAGCCGATGAGGCCGCGACGGCGCTTGCTCGATTTGCGAACATTACAGGAATGGCACAGACTGACTTTGACAGGCTAGGATCAACTATTGTCGAACTTGGAAACAACTTCGCAACGACAGAGGCCGAAATTGTTACAATGTCACTTCGGTTGGCCGGTGCCGGTGCTCAAATAGGATTAGCAGAGGCAGACATTTTGGGACTTGCTGCGGCATTAAGTTCCGTTGGTGTGATGGCTGAGTTAGGCGGGTCTGCCGTTTCTCGCATTATGCTTGAAATGAATACAGCGGTTATCTCCGGTAGTGATGAATTAAAAACATTTGCAAAGACCGCTGGTGTATCCGTTGACGAATTCAAAAAGCTGTTTAAAGAAGACGCGGCAGACGCCATTCTAACTTTTGTTGAGGGCATGGCCGAAGTAAAGGCGGCGGGCGGAGACATGACCGCTGTTCTAAAAGACCTTGGATTGACAGGCATAAGAATAACTGACGTAACCGGAAGGCTCACAGGAGCAAATAAGCTGCTCAGGCGGGCGCTTAACTCGGCGCGTAGAGAGTGGGTTGCAAATGATGCACTGACAAAAGAGGTTGAAAAGAAATACAAAACATTTGCTGCTCAGTTGACCATTGTTTGGAATATCGTAAAAGACTATGCACTGACTATTGGCAATGAAATATTGCCACTGTTAAAAGACTGGCTTATGGCAACCCGCGAACTTGATAAGGAACACCAAGATTTTGCCGAAACGCTAAAAATAACTGGTCAATTATTTGCAGCAATGTTTATAACCATATCAAAGGCTGTTCGTGGGTGGGCGCTTGGGATGGCAACTCTTTTTAAAGGAGTGCAGCTTATGCTTTTTTCTGTAGTGACAGAAATAATCAAAGGATGGAGTCTCATTGGGAAAGGCATTCAAGTTGCAATGAACTTTGGTTCAAAGGTTATACTTACCGCATTTAATGGATGGAAGATAATCGTGAAAACATTCGAACTCGTATTCTTAGCAGTTGAAACGGCCATTGTTGGAATGTTTAAGGGTATGTCAGAAGGGATTCAAGAGGCAATTGATTTTGCTATTGAGAAAATCAATGTGCTAATAGAGGCCTATAATAAACTGCCTGATAAACTTAAACTTTTCGGAGAAATAGAAGCGCTTGCGAACGTTGATGTTGTTTTTAAGGATACATTAGATTCGCTTAGGGAGCAAACCGGCAAAGCAAACAAAGAGTTAGTTGGCTTATTGAGCGGCGAAACACTTAATAAGGATATTAAAGATTTTGCGCTGAAACTAGATTTGCCGTTTGATGATTTCGTTGACACGTTAGAAAAGACCCGCGCCAAGATAAATGAGGAACTCGGAGCGCTTGAGGCCCGTCTTGCGGCAGTTGATATGTTTAGTTTAGGTGGCGAAACAGCAAAAGAAGCACTAGAAAAAGCCGGAAATGACTTTACCGCATTTTTGGCAAAATTTGACAACGCGACTGAAGAGCTTAATAGAAAAAGAAATGAAAACATCGCAAAGGCCAACGCAGACTTTGCGGAAATAAACAAACAAACACTAAAAGATAACGCGGCGCTTAGACAGGAAAATATTGACGATTCAATGTCTGCCTTTCAGCAATTATTTGGAGCAAGCAAAGCCTTTGCGATAGCCGACTCGATTATATCAATTCAGCAGGCCATAGCGAAAGCGTCGGCTTCCGGTCCGTTCCCGTGGAACTTGGGAGCAATGGCAACCGTGGCAGCAGCAACCGCAAGTATTATATCTACGATTAAGGGAACCAATCCGAGCTTTTTAGGTGGCGGAGACACACCCAGCGGGCCGAGGACGGGCGGCGTTGACGGCAAGGGCGGATTCCCCGCAATACTGCACCCGAACGAACGAGTGACAGATTTAGTTTCTGCCGGGACGGGTAACGGCAGCGGCGATATAATTTTTAACTACACGAACAATTTCCAAGCTGGATCAGACGGCAATTCAATTATGCAGGCGCTTCCTGCATTAAAGCGAATGATTAAACAGGGATCGTTAGAAACGATAAAAGACGCAAGGCGTCGAGGGGTTAGAATATAATGTCACATTTAACAATACCAACAGATCCAGGTTATTTTGAGATTTCTGTTTTCCCGCGCAGGATTGTAGGAAAGTCAGAATCACCAGCAAGTTTTGTCACACATTTTCAGGAGTTTTCGGGACAGCGCTTTGAGTGGAGTGTGACCCTTCCGGCACTGAAAAGAGCAGACGCACAGGAATGGACCGCGTTTTTCGATCAGGCCAATCTTTTATCAAACACTTTCAATTTAGGGCCAGAACCAGAAACATCACCACTCGGAACGGGCGGAAGCGGGGGTAATCAAAGGGTCTCTAACGCAAGCGGTGCAACCCTTACCGGCAGCAGCGTTTCGACGATAGACTGGGGGGCAAATCTTGAAAAGGTTATGAAGAAGGGCGATTTCTTTCAAATTCATTCTGGGGCTTCGGCTGAAATAAAGCGGATGGCCGCTGACGCAACTACTGACGGATCTGGCGATGTTTTATTGACGTTCTTTCCAAAACTCAGGACCGCCGCCGTTGCGTTTGAGACAATAACAATAACAAGCCCCGTTGGAGCATTCAGGCTCGCGCAACAGGTCCAATACAATGTAAATACAGACCGTCTATGGGAATTCCCGTTTGCGATTGTGGAGGCTTTCTAATGAGGGACTTTGACGCAGCCACAGAAGCCGAAATCGTCGCAACACTAATCAGGCCACGAACATTTGTATATCTCGACCTAGATTCAGGGCCGCTTCGATGGTGGGACGGCAATGGGAATAAGACAGACGACGGCGATGTTTTTGCCGGTGGCGGGCAATTTCTAGGAATTGGCACAATAACCGAAACAACCTCATTAGTAGCTGGTGGGGCGACAATTGCCGTATCTGGAAATCTTGCCTCTATGGTCTCGGTTGCGCTTACAGAAGACTATCAAGGGCGACCCGTTACGATATGGGATGCCCTCGTTGACGAAAACGAAGATATTATCGGTGAGAAATTTATTATTTACGGCGGCGAAATTGAAACGATGGAATGGGCCGACAATGTTCAAGGTCCGACAATAGCAATACAGTGTGAAAGTGATCTAAGAACACTGATGAAGTCAAACGAGCGACGGTGGACAGACGAAGAGCAGCAGCGACTTTTTGCGGGAGATACTTTTTTCAGATATGTAACGACGTTGATTGATAAAGAAATTTCATGGGGTCGCAAGGACCGGCAAGAGGTTTCAGCCGAGAACCCGTCAACCGACGACCCAACAGACGAAGAACCAGCACTTGATGAATCTTGGGATTTCTTGCCATAATGAGAGATATACTTCCAGCATTTTTAGACATGGTCAAGGGGACTCCGTTTCGGTGGGGCAAAACTGATTGCGGTCAACTGCCGTTAAAATGGGTGCTTGCCCGAATGGGCGTTGATCTGTCCTACATGCTTCCAGAATATGACTCTGATGACGGCATGAAAAGACTCATTGAAGAGTTAGGAGACGCCGAAGCGATTGCTGATATGGTTGCCACAGATTACAACATCCAAGAAATCAAACCGAGCTACGCGCAAAAAGGCGACGTTGTTTTATACGATATTCCAGAGGGCAATATTTTAGGGATATGTTCGGGTAAAAAGAGTTGGGTCATGGCCGCGCAAGGCCCGGTTTGTTTGAGAACTTTAAACGCTCGCCGGGCATGGAGAATTAAATAATATGCCCCAAGCAATACCTGCATTATTTTCAGCTGTTATCGGCGCCGCCGGAACGGCTATCTGGGCAGTTGGGTCGTCGGCCATATTGACGACCGCCGTTGTTGCAGGGACGGCATGGGCAGCGTCAGCGGCGATGCGGGCAAATACAAAAGGCCCGAGCGCTTCGGCGTCTGTTGAACAAAAGGCCAATGGTCGATTAGTTCAATCGAGGGTTGCGGCGGCTCCTAGAAGGGCTGGATATGGCCGCGTTAGATGTTCCGGACCGCTTACATATATCGGCAGCGAGGGAGCGACAAACAGATCCCTATATTTCATATTTCCAATTTTTGACCATCACATAAAATCTGTTGACCAGATTGAATTTGACGGCGAGCGACTGCCAATTGTCGAATTGTCTCCAGATAATAATGGAATACCTATTTACAATGTTGCGTCTGGTCGCTATCAAAACAAGGCGCTGATAAAAATTCATCTTGGCGACAAAGACCAATTAGCAGACGATAATTTTGAATCCAATCTTACCGATTGGGACACGTCAGACCGGGGGCGAAGCATTGCGTATTTGGCATTAATTCTACCGTGGGATGAAAAGGTTTTTGACCATCGCCCACATGTCACCGTTGTTGCACAAACCAAAGACGAGATCCGAGAGCCGCGATCAAAGCAAACATTTACAAGCTCAGACGTTGATTCAGCGGGAACAACAATTTCTATTACCGGGCACGGCCTTGAGGATGGTGACAAGTTTAAATTTGGAACTGAATCTGACGGGGATCTCGGAACGGTTGCAAATGACTATGATGTGTTTTTCGTTTATAATAAAGGCACAAATGATTTCCAGGTTATTGCGTCTGAAACAACGTCACCGGCTCCAACGCCATTAGATTTTTCGAGCATTGGAACGGGCACACATGCAGTCTATGACTTGATCTATACTGAAAATAATGCGCTTTGCGCGGGGGACTTTTGGGAATCAAGAAATCACGGATTTGGGGCAAGCTATTCAACGCGAACCGATGAGGACGATTTGATCGCGTCGGCAAACACTTGCGAAACAGACGAGGACATTAAAGAGGCAAGCGAAACATTCACGGCAGACCACACAGCAGAAGAAATAACGCTTGCTGATGAGATTCCTTGGCTTATTCCGGGCAATATGGTTCAAGTCGAAGCTGACTCAGGGGGGGCTTTGCCGACTGGATTATCAGACTCAACAGATTACTATTGGATCGACACGCCACTTGAGAGCGCCGGCGTTGGCCAACTCGCTACGTCTTATCAAAACGCAATGGACGGTGTTGCGGTTGCATTTACAAGCAATGGATCTGGAACACTTACACTGACCCGCAAGGCAGAAATCAAATACGGCGTTGGTGGCACGTTTGACATGGACGAGGGCAACGGCGATGTTATGCGGCAAATCCTCGCAGGGATGGCCGGGGCCGCGCCTTATTATGGCGGCAAGCTCCATATATTTGCAGGCGAATATACCGCACCGACAATTGAACTTGATGACGATG